TTTTGACAGTTTCGACTACTTCAACTTTTTTTATAGTCTCATCAAACGGTCTTATTTTGAATTGATTGAGAAGGTATTTAATATCATTTTCATCATAACCAACATCAACAGGGTCAAATATTTCTCCCCCTTTAATACCTTTACCATTGTGATATATATTTTTATTTACATAATATTTCATAGTTAATTGATCCTCCTAAATATTTTACAATCCATACAGATTCTTGTATATATCTGTTAATGATGTTTTCTTAGTTTTCTTGTTCTCATCATCAGAATTAATTTCATTATTCATTTCATTTTGTTCATCCTCCATCATTTCAGCTAATTCATCCGCACTAGTACTATTCCATAATTTAGAAGTACTGTTAGCTTGCATGAATTTAATTAGATTATAATTTTTATTATATTTGTCATCATAACCCATAGCTACATTTTTCGCCTCGATTGCATCTCTTAATAATAGATGTTTACTTTTTGTGTAACAATATAAAGCATGTACCCAAGCCATAACACAGTCATCATGTGTACCACTAGCTTTATTATGATTATCAACTATGAATCCTAATAATTGATGATGTAATCTTTCTGATCTAATAATACTATGTTTCTTTAAAATATTGTCGCCTTTTTTGTTTTTAATTATCTGTTCAAATTTTTCTCTTGCTGTTTTAATATCCGTATTGTCACCTGATATAATATTATTCAAAGCTTCTGTATATTTATTCAGTACTATGCCATACATATTAGCTAATAACATATCTCTATTATTACCAACTAATGTACCTATATCTGTTTTGTAAGTACTTCTGTCACCTTTTTTATGTGTCAAATCATTCTTGTTAATATCCCGATAAAGATTGATACCACCATAACCAACTTTGTCAACTATCTTATCTATCAATACTTTACCTACTGCGTTTCTTTCTATATTAGTTAAAGCATTATTATATAATTCGGCTATATCTATTACAATATCAGCAAATTTATCTACTATAATGGCGTTATCTTCATACTCTGCAACTTGTTCTAATGTGCTTGATTTTAATACACTAATAACACTGGCATCTTTTTTATCACCATATGCAACGTCTACTCCAATTACATAAGTTTCTCCTTTAATCGGAGGTTCCCATATCCATAAATTGTCATTATAATCTTTAGCTATTGGCTCATCTGTTCCTATAGTATCCAATATTGATGAAGGAATATAAGTATTACCCGATGATACAAAAGATAGTTCCAACTCTGATGCTATTTTTCGATAATCCCAGTTTAACTGCATGCATTGGTCTAAATACCATTCATCATCAAATTCAGGTATTAATGACCAGTGAACTTTGATTGGCACATATTTATTTGTTTTATTTAACGCACCAGAATACATATCAAAGTACCATTTCCCAGTACCTGCTATTCCGTTAGGTGTAGATATAATTATAATACCAAAAGGTTTACCAGATTTATTTTTCTTTTTAGGAAATGCTCTTGATATAGTAGGATAACAAGCTTGATATACAGCATCAATATTTTCTATGAATCCAGCTTCATCTATAACAAATAAATTTACAGATTCACCTCTAGCAGATTGACTAGTAGCTGGTAGTGCTGTAATAGTACTTCCATTTGCAAACTGTAATGTACTTTTATTATCAACTAGTAATTTCAATTTAAAGTTATCATTTGGTAATAAATTGTACATGTTCTTTATTTTCTCTAGAAATTTTTGAGCATTTCTTTGCCCAGCAGATATTATAAGAACATTATATTTTTGATAATTTAAAGCTGACCAAAGACAAAATGCCTGTGTTACAGTTGACATTCCGACCTGTCTTGATTTTAGTGTCAATATAAAATGTTTAGCTAGAAATAATTTGATTGTATTAGTTTGATAATCATATAAATCAAATGGCATTAAACCTTTAAGTGGATGATAAACTTTAATATTTTTTTTAATCCAACCAACTGGGTCAATTCTGTTTTCTATTGTTTTAATTATATACTCTAAATCATTATCTTTTAGATTAGTGTGTGTTTTAACATCATCATAACATTTAAACTTCTTATTAGGTTTAAACAATTTAGTTAATTCAGTTAAAACTTCTTCTTGTAATTGCACTATTCCACTTCCTGTTTTATTATTTAGTATTAACATTAACTAAAATTTTTAATTAATGATAAGTTATTATATGATTAACTTGTGAAATATATTGAAATTAATGATTTAACGTTTATAAATCAATTTTATTCAAACAAAACTAATTAATTTCAATAGATGTAACAATTAAAGAGTAAATAATAAACTTAATTAGTAGAGGTGAAATAACATTACGACATCAGACAATATAATTGGTAAATCTGCTTTTACTTGGTGTTTTAAAGAGGATGATTGGTTTATCGATTTAATACTTAATAATAGTAAATTAAGATATGAAATATTCATACTTAAAAATTATTCAGCAACAAAAATAAATAAATTAGTATATGATGCTTGTTTAATTGTTAAAGAACATAGAAATAAATTAGAGAGTGAATCGGCAGCTTTTATAGCAAAGAAAAAATATTTAGAATTAAATGCCGGGAATGAAAATATTCAAATTACATTAGAGGATGAATATAGGCTTAAAGATTTAATAGAGAAATATAAAATATATTCATTTATTTCTTGGGTTCATCTAGGTAAAAACGCTGGTGTATTTAAACATTGCACTATGGAAAAACAAAAAATAATAAATCAAATTTATCCTATTATCGATACCAGTATTAGAAAAGTAATAGGTAGTAAAGTTATTGATATTAGAGATAAAAAGAATTTTGAATTATTTGAAGAAGCTGTCAATCATGCCTGGATGGCAATAACAAAATATCTGACAAGAATAGATACATCAGCTGTAATGTTTAGTATATTAGTTGGTACAGCACATAAATCATCACTCAATTTTAAGAATAATCATTTGGCATATGTTTATAATACTATACGAACCAGCGATTTAACATTCATTAATAATTCTGATAATGGCGATGAAGATGTGTCAGAAGATACTTTTATGAATACTGTTATGAATAATAACGCTGATATAGATGATGTGGCTTATGATATAGAAGATGAATTAATTGATAATATTGATGATGATATGAATTCAATGAGTGATATATATAATATGTATAATGAAACAGATGATATTGATGAAATAATTGATAGTGTTGATAATCCATTAAAATCAAACTGCATGCAACAAAATATACTTGCTCATTGTTTTGATATACTGTCAGGTAAAATTAAGAAGATATGTTTTGAAAAAATATTTGCTGAATTTTTCTTTGATTTAATTAACTCTCAAATATCAGAAAAAGTAATTGTTAAACACACACAGATATTGATTGAGATTATGGATTTAGTTGTTATTGACCCAGATATTGTTAATGACCCAGAAAAAAATATAGAAGTTTATAAATTATTCAGATCATGGATAAAAGAAAAGATAAACACTAAAATGAAAAAGTATAATATTAATCCAGACAATACCAATTATAATGATACAAAAAAACAACAAATTTTAGATTTAATCAAAAGAGAAAAAGCAATATTGGAATATCTTAAAAATAATAAAGACCAAACATTAATTAAATTATTAGAGTTCAAGGATAATTGTGTTAATTTTAGAAACCAGTAGGTGACAACACTAATGTCAGTATCTATAAAAGATGATATATATATTAATGAGATTATGGCATTATTAGCTACAGATTATAATAATAACCTACATTATTATGATAAAGCTAAAGAAGAAGTATATCAAAAATATAATCTTATATCTAGATTAAATTCGTTCAATACAAATAATAATGATATTAATTATGATGATTATAGAAAAACAACTCATATCGATATAAAAAATAAGATGCTTAGTTTGGAATATTCAAATGCACCTGACGCTTTGTTGGCTTACAATTATGAATTCATGACAGTAAGAAGAATATTTCCTTATTCATTAAATACTTTCGTTGAGTTAAATAAAACAAAAGATTTAGGTAAAGCTAAAACCGAAGATGAAAAAAATGAAGCACTCAGAGTTATACAATGGGTTAAAGATAGAATATTAACTACTAATTTTTCATTAGGTAACATTTCTGTTGATAAGGAAAATGGTATTTTTAAATATAATACTAATCAAAGAGATGCTAATTATGGGCCTACTCTACAATATATTACATGTAAACTTCCTACTGATCGATCAATAAATATTCCAATGACAAATCAAAATGGGCCCATTAAAAATATATCTAAAAATTATGATACTTTATTTTCTTATTTTATGACCTTTGGTTTTACTGAATTTTATGCTAGATGTACTTGTTTTGATTATGTGAGAAAGTATGCTAAACGTGATGGTATATCTAATTATTTCTGTCCTCATATTTTGTATGCTATGGCTCAATTACCTTATTATTTAATATACACATTAAAGTAAGGGTGTTATATAAATGAAACATATTTTAATTGCAGAGAAAATGAATTACTTAATAAACTACGCTAAAAATCAGTTTAACGATAGCAAAGGTTTACATTTAAATAGTGCTGATTGGAAAAGTTTTATAACATTAGGAACACCTTTATATTATTCATTTCTTATTAATGGTATAATTAAGTATAATACTAAATCAAGCATATCTGGTAAAAGATATGAGCAAATAATAAAATTATCAGATTATAAAAAAATGGAAGCACCGTTATTGTTATTATTTTTATTGGAAACAGATGAGCAAACTATAATAGATTATATATCTTTATTTTTAACTGTTAGTGAAGCTAAATTATATTGTCCTTGTGATGCATTTTTGTACTGGGGTTCTCATTATAATTTAACAGAATTAGATTCAATTTATGGTCCACCTGAAATCAGATTTCCTAAAATACGAGACCCTAAAAATAATAATATAGTTTGTAAACATCTATGGATAGTATTAAGTAATTATCCAAAACAAATACACGATTTTGCTAAAAATATGATACCTTATTATAAAAGATATTTTGGTATAACTAGTCCAACAGGAATAGAAAGAACTAAAAAACAATTAGGAATAAAAGGGCTTAAACAAGTTGTAATGCAAGGCACCAAAGACTTAAATAAATTAGGTAATAAAGAACTTTTAGACATATACAATAAATTAACAGAAGGTAAATTGAATGAAATATATAATAAAGAACAAAATGAGAAGTTAAAATTAGAAGAAGACAAAAGAAATGAGCAATTAGAAAAAGAAAGACTGGAACAAGAAAAAATAGAACAGCAGGGAAAATTAAAACAAGAAGAAATGAAAAAACAAGAAGAATTAGAGAGAACTAAATTAGAAAAAGAAGAACAACAAGAAAAAGAAAGATTAGAACAGGAAAGATTAGAAGCAGAAAAAAAAGATTATGATAGTGTAATGAATAAGACTATATATAATGATAAAAGTAATGTTATTACTGAAATTAAACCATCAGATTTAGAAAAAATAAATATTTAATATACATGAAGGAGTTTTCAATATGTGGATTAAAAAAGAATATGATTATAATGATTTAAAAGAAAATAGTTGGAGTGGAGCAGTAAATACTTTAAGAAGAATAGAAGAAGCAAATAAAGAAGAAGAATTAATGAATTTTTTAGAGGATATATTTTATGAGAATATTCCATCTGATACAGAAGTAAATGATTTGTTGTGGTTTGAACCAGAAATGATATATGAATCTTTAGGTATTTCTGATGAAGATGAAGATGAAGACGTATCACCTGAAGATTTAGATAAATTTGCCAGATAAAATAATTCAAAAAGGATAAATAAAAAGGATAAGGATATTATTTGAAAAAAAGCATAGTAGAAATTCTGAAAGATGACGAAAGGTTAACTGAATATATTCAATCTTTAGAGGAAGATATTAATAAAACTGAAGATGCAGATGCAACATTAGATTTGATTTTAAATAATATATTACATAACTGTGATAACTTTTCGGACAGACGGGCATTAAAATCAACTTTAATTGAATCAGTGACAGACCTCATTAAGCTTAAAACAGAATTACCAATGAAAAGAGTTCAAAGCAAGAAACAGATTTTAGATATAATGACTAAAAAAGAAGAACTAGAAATTAAAAAAACACAGGCAAATGCATCAGCGGCTATAGCAGGGTCGGCAGTAGACATGTTAACATATTTATATACAACTTTAGATAATTTACATATTCACCCGATTGCTATTGAGGAATCTGTATTAGATGCAGAATGTGTTAATATTATAGATACATTATCAATTGATGAAGAAATTACAGAAGAAAAAATAGAAGAAGTTAAAAATGAAAATGATGAGAATAATTTAATTGGTATTGATGCTATGATAGAAGAAGCTATTGATGAAAGTAAAATTGATATATTAGATATACAAGCACAATTAGACAGCTAAAAGGTGTGAGAGACAATAAATGGCTAAAAAGAAAGAACCAACTCCAATATTAGGTAAGATTGGTGATAAGCTACAAAAATACATAGACCAATATTCTAGAATGTATAATCAAAATAAGATATATGACGAAAATGCTAAAACATTTGACCCTACTAAAGTTATATCTAAAGAAGATTTAGAACAAATATTGCAATCCAATAGTGGTGGAGGATTTCAAGGACAAACAATGTTCGAAAAATTCTTTGATTTATCTATTGGCAGAGGTGCAAGATATTCTGAATATGAGCAAATATTTTACAGAATACCTGAAGTTGCACAAGCGTTGCAGATATATGTTGATAGTATATTAGCACCTAATGTTGGCAGCAGAGATAATCAAATAATTTATGATACATACGAAGATACACAGACATCTAGACAAGCAAAGAAATTATTACAGGTAATATTAGACAAAACTAATTTCTTTAATTTATTACCACAGATAATACATACACAATTAATGTATGGTGATTGTTATGTTGAATTAGAACCTACATCATCTGGTGTTAGATATATCATCCACAATCCAAATAATTGCTCTTTAGTATATGATTCAAAAACTGATATAGAATTAGGATTAATGATTGAAACTAATCAATCTGAATCTAAAATTGTAGATATGTTATCTGAGGCTTTCCCTCAATTAGTTATTGAACCACCCAATCAATTAATATCTATAGTAAGTGATAAAAGATATCTGTCAAATAAAGCAAATAAATTTCAAATAGCATCGATGGAAAAACAAATGACAGAATTGTTAAAGGATGTTCTTAAAGACAGAGGAACTAAATTTAAATATCTTGCACCTCATCGTTATGTAAAATTCCCAATATATCTTAATAATTTATATTACCCTTATGGAACAAGTACTTTAGACCCTGTACGTGGTGTTGCAAAACAATTATTACTTATTGAATCTGCATTAGCTGTATATAGAGCAACAAGAACTCCTCTTAGAAGTTTATGGACATTAGAAGTAGCTGGAATACCTGCAAATGAAATACCTGGAATAATGAGAGGTGTAATGCAGAGAGTACGTAGACAGAGAATTTTTGATAGAGAAGGATCAGATTCTACTCCTACTATTAACACTATACCAGATTTCCTAGGTTTTGAAGATGATGTTTGGGTTACATCAATTGACGGAGTTAAACATTTAACCTATGAAAATTTAGCTACTCCTGATATTACTCCATACACAAATGATGCTGAATACTTTAAACAGAAATTGTTATCTTCATTGGGTATTCCACCTAGCTATCTCGCTGAAGAATCTGGTGGAGCAACAAGAGCATTATTAACATTAGAAGACGTAAGATTTAGCAGAACAATTAAAAAGTATCAATCAGATATTAATAATTCTTTAAATGAATTAGCTAATGTTTGTTTTATGCTTATTAATCAATCTCAATTTGTTGATAAAGTTAAAGTTAGTTTACCTGAACCTACAACAATTGAATCTAATCTTAAAATTGAAAATCTAAGAAATAAATTAGATGCTGGTTCACAATTTATGGATTTATATCCTAATGTTCCTAAAATGTGGGTAATGAAAAATATCGTAGGATTAAGTCAAGATGACATCGATGAAATGGAAAAAACGATAGGTGAACAAGAAAAATATACATTATTTATGGATCAAAAATTTAATTCAGATGAAACAGCAAATAATGATGAATTCAGTAATAGTGGTGGATTCTCAGATATGGGCGGAGGAATGGATGAATTCGATATGAATATGGAGGAATCTTCATCGGAAGGACCAATGGGTGAAATTAATCTAGATGAATTAGGAGAACCTGATGAAATAGGAACACCTAATCAAGAAATGGAAGCAGAGATGGAAACACTTTAAATTAGATAAAAATTAATTATAAATTTAAAAATATACACAATTTTAAATTTAAATATAACGATAACAATTTAAGTTATTATTTCTAGGAGGTTTATTTAAATATGCCAAACAGCTATAAAGAAGATTTGAAATTAATGTTAGGTAAATTAACAAACATGATAGGGTCAAATGATTCAATTAATGAATCAATATTATCAAGTATATATAATGATTTTGATAGTTTGAATCCTGTTGATCAATTTGTTGTTAGAGAATATGTTTCAGATTGTATCAATGAAATAGTAGAAGCCAAAAAAATTAACACTGATAGTGACACAAAAGCAGTTGAAGCAACAACAACTATTTTATCAGCAAATTGTAGAATAGTCCCTGGTACTGATGGTAAATTCTATGTTTACGATGAAGATAAAATTGTAGGTAGCTATGATAATGAAGCAGATGCAAGAAGCTTTGTTAATGCACAACAGAAAAATACTTTAGTATCAGCAGATGAAGAAGTTGTGGATGAAAACGTTACTGAAACTGTCGAAGAAGAACCTACTTTACCTGATGAATTAACAGAAGAAGACGCACCTGTAGATGAAGAAGTTGTCGAAGAAGATGAAGAAGCACCTGAAATGGATGAACTTAGACAAATATTAGAAGATGCTGATAATATTCTTTCTATAATTGACAGTAATATTAAAATGACAACCGACCTTGACACAGTAGCTAAAATGATTGTGCAGGAAGATGCTATAACAACTAAGAAAGAAAATTTAGAAGAAGCTGACCCTTCTGATCCTAAGATTAAAGATATGATTAATCAGTTTAGAGATTTCTTAGATCAAGTAGAATTAGAATCAATTGATTTAATTAATAAAAATGCTCCTGGAGCAGATATTGAATCAGAAGATGTAGCTGAAGAAGAAGATGAAAAGATAGAAGATATCGAGAATAAGATAGAAGAAGAAATGAAAAAAGAAGAAGAAGAAGCTGATGTAAATGAAGAAGAAAAAACTTCAATAAAGGAAGATACTTCTTTTGAAGACGAAGCTAAAGCTATTACAGATGAAAAAGAATTACTTAGTAAAGATATAGAAGAAGATATAGAAGAAGATATAGAAGTTGAAACATTAGAAAAAGACCCTTCAATTGATGCTCCTGATGCGGAAGATATAAATGAAGTATTAGGTGATTTTGAAGATGAAGAATTTGAATTTATTGATGAAGATGAAGAAGTATTAGATGAAACAACGGAATCACCTGTTGAAACTATCGAAGAAATAGATAATCTTATCGATAAATTAATGGATTTAATTACAGACGAAGTAGAAAATGAAGAAGTTACTGAAGAAGCGGAAGAAATCAAGGAAGAAATTCAAGAAAATTTGGATAAGGTAGAAGCTAGTGTAGAAGAACTTCCCGTAGAAGATGAAGAATTTGAAGATATCGTTTTTGATGAAGAAGAAGCACCGGTTGAAGATATAGAAGAACTACCAGTTGAAGAAGAATTAGAAGAAGAATTAACAGAAGAAGAATTAGAAGACGAAGAAGAAAAAGCTGTTGAAGAAGCAAAGATTCTTAATGAAATATCAGAAGAAGATTTACATAAAGTAGATTTCCCTGGTGGTACTGGTGCTGATGATGGTGCTATATATGCAGGTAAAGTAAAGAAAAACAAGAATGATAAGAAAGAAGAAAAGAAAGAACAACCTAAGAAAAATAAAAAGAATAAATAAAAAAGGATATGGTTTTAAATGATTAGTTCAAAAGACAGATATGTATTTAAATCACTAGCCAATCCTGTTTTGGAATGTACTATAATCAGTGATGTAAGAAAAAACGATACTAATAAAATAGTTGCTGAAGCTGTGTTCCAAAAATGTGATGATTCAAATGCTAATGGACATAAATTTCCAAAAAGAGTATTAATGGCAGCTGTTAATGAGATAGCAAGTGAAGTTGAAAGTAGACATCTAGTTGGGGAACTTGACCACCCAGATGATATTAATGACGTTAACAGAATAGCTACGATAGCACTTAAAAATGTATCTCATGTAATTACTAAGTTGGCTATGGATGGTAATTATGTTGTAGGTAGATTTGAAACTATCGATACTCCCAATGGTAATATACTTGCTACACTATTAAGAGAGAAGCTTAAAGTAGGAGTTAGCATAAGAGCAATTACTGACCAAGATATTAGTTATGGATTAGATAGTGTCGATACCATTAATGATTTCACTTTAATTACTTATGATGCAGTTCACAATCCAGCTTATAGTGATGCCTATGTAAAATCAATAGTGAGCAGTTGTTATAAATTACCTAACAATAATTATGTTATACCAGAAAATGTAAATAGTGATAAGTTAATAACGGTAACAGCTTCCGAATTACAGGATATAATTGAATCAGTTATACAAGGTATGGCTAGAAAGTTTAAAAAATAAAGAATGGAGCAGAAATTATGGATTACACTGAAAAATTAAATGATTTTTTTAAGAAGTCGTTGAATATGATTGATAATCAAGACTTAGAAAGAGAGTTTAATAAAACACAAATTAAATATGGTACTGACTTAATTAAGAAAGATTTAGATATTCAGGATTTGGATGCACAAATTAATACTATTAAACGTAAAACAAATACTTTAAATAATAAAATTAGTGATACAAAAAACAAATTAAATTCAATGCAGGAAGTATTAAAAGATTAAGATTTATTGTAAGAGGTGGGTAAAAATATGACCAATGAAAAAAGTTCATTAGATAAAAATCTGATAGCTGATGTTGTATCTAAAGCTATGGATAATTATCTAAAAACTGAATCTGACGAAGAATCTGTGGTCGAAGATGCTGTAGAACCAGTTGAATCAACAGAACTAGATGATGTTGTTGTTAACGATGATATAAAGGAAACTAGTGATGTACAAGAAGAAGTCGAAGAAATCGTTGAGGAACAAATACTTCAATCAGGCGATTATAATTTCTTAGGTTTAGATATTAATATTACTGATGATGAAGAAGGTAAATTTAATGTTGTCATTAAGAAGGATGATAAAGAGAAAGTATCAGTTCTTGATGCAGTAAATCTACCTAACATTTTTGGTCTTATCGAAGAATTTTTCACTGAAATAGTTATCGATGAAGATGTTGTTGAAGAAGATAGTGAAGATGTTGAAAATGAAGAAGTGATTGAAGAAATAGAAGAAGAATCAGAAGAAGGAAATGAAGAAGAAAAAGAAGTAACTATGGCATCATTAAGAGTAAAGTATGAAGATAAGATTAACGCTATATTTGAACACGGTATGTTAGCAAAAGAATTAGCTTTAGATATGGTAAAAGATACTATACTTGCTGGAACCGTTAAAGAATTAGTTAAAAAATCAAAAGAAAAAGATGCTATCATTGCTAGTAAAAAGAATGACCTTAAAAAAGCTACCAAAAGTTTTATAGTTGCTAATAAGTATTATGATAGTCTTAATAAGGTACACACTTTATTGTCAGCTTCAATAAAAGAGATAGAAACAGATTTGACCGCTGGCTCTTACGATTCAAAAACAGCTAAGAAAATAATGGATAAATATAATTCAATATTATCTAAAGTTTTAGTTGCTGAAGACGTTGATAGTTTAAATAGTATAATGAATACTATTACGAAGACACAAGCTATTGTTTCATCTTATAAAACAAATATAGCTAGTAAAAAGAAAGCTATATTAGAATCAAAAACAATGAATAGTGATAAAAAAGAAATTAATACTGCACAATCTGTAATAGAGAAGAAAAATGTTATGAATAGTGATGGATGGAAGGATAACAAAACACTTCTAGCTAAACAACGCAGATATGACAGTATTGAAGAAATGTCAGCAGAATTGTTGAAAATCGCTGGCGTATAAGTAATACAAAATAAAAATAATTAAACTTTTAAAAAGATAATTAAGGAGTGTAATATAATAATGATTAAAGATTATAGTAAGTTACTTGAAGATGCCGCATGGCCCAATGTACAAAAGACCTTGCTTGCAGGTATCAGAAATGAAAGAATGAGTTCACAGTTAAGCGTTGTTCTCGAAAATACACGTAGAGCCCTTATGGCTGATAACCAGACACAGAATATGACATATCTTCCTAAGTTGGTATTACCACTTGTTAGACGTTTGTTCCCGAAATTAGTCGCTAATAACATTATCTCTGTACAATCATTAAAGGGCCCAACCGGTATGATTCGTTATCTGGATGCCTATGTTGTAGATACAGCTGGTAATAAGGTTAATGTATATCCTTTCGGTCCTGGAGACACTGGTTATTCAAAACCTTCAACAAAAGTCAGAGATGCAGTAAATGCTACAGTATACACAACTCCTGGAGATGTTGATAGTGCTATAGCTTCTGTAACTCAAATTACAGAAAATACAAATGGTACTCTTTCAAGTAAATTTAGTGAAGGTACTCTTTTCCTTGAATCATCAACAGTTGGTAGTTCTACATGGACAAAGTTTGCAAGTGTTGACCGTTCAGGCGTAGTTTCTAAGATTGGTGCTGGCGTTGTTGGTGGAGTTTCTACTGTTTATGGATTTGTTGATCCTAAAACTGGTGAATATGTTGTAACAATACAGGATGCCAATGGTGACCCACTTGGAGACACTTATGCAGTTCGTTGGACCTATCTTGCTGATGTACAGAAGAACGTTCTGTTCTCTAATACGACAGATGCTAATGGCGATGTCAAGAACATAAACACAATGCAGTTTGATATTACCAGACAGAATGTTGAAGTTATCACTCGTAAGCTTGGAGCACGTTACAGCTTTGAACTTATGGAAGATTACAAAAATGAATTTGGTGAAGATTTCGAAGATAAGATTGTTGATTACTTGACAACTACAATTCTTACCGAAATTGATGGTGAAGTAATTAGTATGCTTTCAAACGGTGCTCAGTGGTCAGATACATGGTCAGCTAAGATGCCTATGACTTGGACAAAGGGTCAGAAAGATTGGTATGAAACAATTATGCCTAAGATTAATAAATTAAGCATGACCATTCTTCAGAACACCCACGTTTCAGGTGCAACATTCTTGCTTTGCAATCCTACAACTTCAATAGTATTCTCAGGTATGCAACAGTATGTAGCAAGTGGTAATCCTGCTGACATGGCAATGGATGTCTCTGCTGTTAGGATTGGTACTTTAAGTAATGCTTATAATGTTTATGTATCACCTCTTGTTCCTGCTGGTGAAATAATCATGGGCTTCAAGGGTAGCAAACCAGAAGAAACTGGAGCAATTTATGCACCTTATATTCCTGTTCAGCTACAGCCTATCGCATATGCAGAAGGTATTCCTGCTGTAATGGCCCGTTCACGTTATTGGATGGGTATGCTAAGACCTGATTACTACGGAGTTCTTAACGTAACCGACCTTTAATAGTTAATTAAATAACTGTTAAATTTAATATATAAATAGTTTAAACTTAGTGGAGAGTGGAGAAATCCACTCTCCATTTAAATAAAATGTAAAAAATATAAATTAATACTAGTATTGCAAAGAGGAAATTAAAGGAAGTGGATATATGTTTTCAATAGTTTTAAATGAAATATTATATATTGGAGTATCTCTAGAATTTAGAGCAGAAACAGTAGAAGGAAAACATTATCTGAGTGTATATAATAGTGCTATACCTTGGTTAATGAAAGAATATGACACTATAGAAGACGCAGAAACAAAATTAGCTGGAATTATTGATGTAGTTAAAACTGGTAGTCATATCGATTTAGATACATTATTAGCTGATGTAGAAGAATAAAATTTAAAAAATAAATAAAAGGGTGATAATATAATGACCGTATTAGTCGATGGTAAATATTACGAAGACGCAACATATAACACACAGTTCATATCTGTAATGAATGGCCAAGCTGTTCCTGTACCTGATGAAGTTCCTGATCCTGAAGAAGCAGATAATGGTAAAATTCTTAAAGTAGTTGAAGGAGTAGCCGTTTGGGCTGATGCCCCTGTAGAACTTCCTGTTTCTGAAGAAGCAGATAATGGTAAAGTTCTTACAGTAGATGAAAATGGAACCCCTGCATGGCAAGCACCAACTCATCCTGCTCAATTTGTAATAGGAGCAGATGAACCTACAAACACAGCAGTTCTTTGGGTAGATACAACATCAGATCCTGTACTTAAAGTATATATAGACGAAGCTTGGGTAGCAGTAGTAAATACAGCAGATTAAATTAATTAATAATTATTAAAATAGTAATACCCTCTCAATTGAGAGGGTATTTTTTATGTTTTAAATCTTATACTTCATATTGTTTATATTTATTTTCTGATTCCTCTGTTGATTCTTGATTCAACAATTTAAGCAATAGATTTTTAATTTCTTTCATTTCATCTGCTTTGGCTTTTTCAACTTGATTATAATATTTAATCATATGATAGCTATTAACATATGATGATAGTACTGTAGCAAATTCTTCAAATATAGCATCACTCATAGGTAGCTTGAATTTAGTATTAACTCCATCAATTGTTGTAGAATCAAAGTTTATAGTAAAATAATATTTATTATTATTAGATGTATCTTCATTACATGTAATAGTCACAGTTTTACTAAATTTAGTACTGTTTCTATAAAGCTTTAAAGTAGCATTAGGTTTTGGATTACTAGCTAACTTAGATATATTAATACAATCAGAATAACTAAGTGATATAATAATCTTTGTTTCATAATCAAATACTTTAGTTCCTTTAGGTACTTTACCATGTTGTGTACCTTCTGGTTTTACTCCTGGTGTTAGTGATGGTATAGCTTCAATAGTTAAATTTCCCGCATTGTTCAATTTGAAAACTAGCTTTGCATAATTAGGATTAATTATTTCATAAGTTTCAAAACCAAAATCCATTACACCATATTCTTTATTTACCATTATTAATTACCTCCATTTTTTCTTTCCAGACATGTCTAATTAGTTATATAATATTTTCCAATTTACATTCTGGTTTTATTCACATATTTATTTAATATAATTAAATGTTAGTCTGTTATAGCCATCATTTTTGGTTCTTCTGCCATTGCTATAGATATACATTTACCAACAGTTGAACTATTTAATTCTTTAATTACATCTGCAATCTCACCAATTGTTGCACTAGTACCAAAATCTATACCAATAAACTCACTTGAATATAATGAAAGATTAGCATTAAAAAGTTTATCATCAAGCCATTTTATAAAAGCTTCTACGTAGTCTTCATCATATTCATCACCATAATCTTCATCTTCATCAATATAATCAGTGATAAATTCATCTAACGCTTCTTCAACTTCATCCTCAGGATAATCTTCTTCTAGTATACTCTTAACTAAATTAATGATACTTTTCTTATTTAAAGAACTAACATCCCAACCTACCAGTATTAAATTTGACATAATAATTTCTCCTTCTATTTTGTTTTAGTTTTATTTATTTTTTTATTTGCTTTAGCTTCTCTTATATTTATCATTTCATCAATCATTTCTACAATACTCTTGCCGGCCGGGACTACTTTAATTTGAGCACCTGATTGACTTATATGTGAAAATACAAATTGTGTATATATCCCTATACAACAAAAGTCTTGTGTTTTTGCTGTAGTAGGTTCTGTTACTTTTCTGTTCATTAATATCATTGGATGTTCTCTAAATGATTCTGTTATTTTTTCAGAAATTGATATTATTAAACCTTTTAAAAATTCTTCCCCAGTGTTCTCATTATCGCCGGCTCCAGTAAAACTAATAGCGTTATTAATACAACTTCTTAATTCTGTTATAACTTCAATTACCTTCTTTTCAACTAGTGGGCCTCCCGATTTATCACATTTTATATTAACTTCTCCTGTTTGAGGATTTTCTGATATATCATATTTACCTTCTGGTGTATTTTTAACTGTATAAATTTCATTGTTATTCATAAGCTTTGCATATTCGAATTTATTTTCATATACAGCATCAGCAATTATTTTAAGAGTGTTAAATACGTTCTGTACGGTAACCATATCAGTACTATTAAATTCGCCACGTCTTAATTTTTCATATAAACTTTCCCCAGATACCGTTCCTTCATCTTCTGATTTACTCGATTTCAATGGTGTATTTAATTCATTTAAAAATTTAATTAGACCTTCTCCGGTCTTGTCATTTTCAACATTATAACCATTTTTTGCTAGCAAATCAGAAGCTGACACTAACATACTTTTAAGTATATTTAAATGTTTATCATCTAATAATATCATATTTTGTAAAGCTGTATATAATTTATATAATATATCATATCCTTTAAATTGAGTTATTTTACCTTCTGTTCCTAATCTTATTGGGTCATTTTCTGAGTTATAGCATTTAACCTCATATTTTTTATTTCCACAACTAATATCATATGATTGGGCGCCGCCTAATGAAGTAGCATCGTCAAAAACAAACTCAATAAAAACTTCACCTTTACCTTGACCTGATGGTTCATACACAGATAATTTGACAGCTGTTTCTTGATCAGCTTCTTTCAACATACCCCATGCATAATTTAATCTTTGCACTATTTGTTCATGTGATAACGGTTCCATTTTTGCATATGCAGAATTATTTTCATTATCAGCTGACATAGTTTTTATGAAAGGTAATATTTTTTCTTTAACAACTCCACTTTGAACTAATCTAGAATATCTAGCATGATCCTTACTAGATAATTGTTCACTATAATCTGATGTTAATTTTTCTTTAATTGTATTAATCGATTTATTTATCAAAGATTTAATCTCATTAATTTTAGCATTTGATAATTGTTCCTCTGGTATATCAGCTAATTTTGATATTTTATTAATAAATTTAGTATCTACAATATTTTCTTTTTTTATCCGCCCAATACTAATTAAATCTTTAAACTTATTAATATTATTAATTAATTGTTCTTTTTCATCAGGTGCTAAATCTTCATTAACATCCATTATCTGCTCTAAACTTTTAATTAATTCTGCATTTTCATCAAATTTTTGTTTTGCTGCCGTCATAGCTAATTTTTTAGCTTTATCAAAAACAGTATCTTCCATAGCTGTACTCATACCAGAGAAATCTGTTGGTACTTTTGTTATAACATCAGTATCTTTCTTTTTCTTATTTTTGATATATTTCAAAACATCTTCTGGGAAATTCTTTTCAACTGGCTTAACCATTTTAAATATCAACCACCTGTATATTATATTTATTCAAATTTATAAACATCTTCATACATAAATCTATGATCCTCTGGCAATGCATTGTATATATACATACATAATACTTGAAATTCTCTTAATGCTCTATTGCTTGTTCTGAGATTAAATATATGTCTTAATTCTCTTGCATTAACTGTCAATATTAATTTTGTTGTCAAACTTTCAGGTACATAGTATTTTAAAATATCATTTGGTATACCTGATTCAATACCTTCTTTAAGCAACTCTTTTATTTCTTCTATTTTAATATCTAGATTATTTAATATTACATTATTGTCTTTAGTGTCAGGGCGATAAAATGTTATCTTATCTTTTATCTTTTTTAATGCCCATCTAGTTGATTTAACACTCAATGAAATATGTCTATGTCTAGCTAGTTCCTGAAGAACTGCTCTTGATATTTCATTAACTCTAAAATTATAATTGATATGTTCAATAATCGATTCGTGACCCTGACTAACTAATTTGGATATAAATTCTTTTGAATCATAATTACCAATTTTATCTTCACTATCTGTACAAATCAATCCTGCTTCTAAAGCTATATTAATAGGTGTAGCATATATCAGCTTTACTTCCATTCTTCATTTCTCCTTCATACTTAATGTTGTTTTATTATATTAACTAAATCTTCAATATCCTTATCTGCTTTATTTATTTCTGTGTATCTAGGTGCTATTTTATCAGCTATAAGCAAACTAGCTAAATCAGAATAACTAATATTAATTATTCCTTCTATTGTTTCAACTATTGTTATATCTTTAGGTAATACTTTATAAATAACACTTAATACTACATTCTCACTTTCTCCGCCTAATATTGATGGTATTAACATTGCTCTGTCATATACTTTAAAATTATCATGAGAAAAATCACTTGTTACTATATAATATGTAGTATTAGTTTTAACTTTTTCTTTTAATATATCAATTAAATCGTGAAATTCTTTAGAGTTATTCTCAAACATGATTTAATTATCCTTTATATGGTCAGTATAGTAAATATTTAATACTACTCGGTAACAAATATCTTTATGTTTATCAGCGGAACCTATTTTAAATTTATATTTTTTACCATCATAAGGATATAATATTTCAACTATATCATCTTCAGCCGGCTCATCATCTAATTTCATCATAGATTCCAATGTAGTATTTTCAGTCATAGACATTCCCCATGAACTTAATACCTGATCAAATCTGTTATAATCAATATATACATGAGTATTCTTATAATCAAATAATTCTTCATTACTTTCATCTAAAGTACTAATATCTTGATATAGTGGGTCTAATGCTGTTTGAAATCCGTTCCATTTTCTAAGTACACACGGAAAACCATACAACTCAACAACTTCATTTGCCATTTGGGTTAAAGTACATTTGTCTAATCTATCATGAAATAGTGTTAGAAAATTAATATCTGTCAATTTGTATTACCAACTTTCCACGATTAGATTAAAAGTTTATACCAATCTATAGCTGAATCGTTTCTCATTCTAGCATGCAACATATCCATAGTATTAAAATATTCGTATTTATTTTTACCTCTAACTAATCTAGCTAACCAATATAATTTTTGAGGTGACACATCAACATGTAAAAAACAATATCCAGTTCTGCTTGATTGATAAAAACCAACTCTATTAAATATTTTAACTGCTTTATTTAATATTTCAACACCATTAAATTTACCATATAGATTAATGTCTACAGCAGTTCCTTTTGTGTGTAAACTAGCTGAACTTCCACCTTCATGTTTATTCCAGTAAGGACATCTATATCCACTTGTTATTTGTATAGGTGAGCCAATTTGGTCTCTAAATAATTGTAATTTTTGTACTAACTCATCACTTAATATTAATTCACCACAATGATTGCATGCAAATTCACTAGCACTAAAATTAGGAGTAAGTTTTAAATTTTTAACTTCTTGTGCGGTGTATTTTTTTACGGTCATTTTTTCATGAATCCAATTTTTTATTCCTTCTGTGATTTCTTTGGTCTTCCTTTTGATTTCTTCTTTAATTTTGTAAAAAAAGGATTATTTTTGTCACCATCCTTAATTGAAAATAATAAAATTTTACTTCCATATATAGCTGACATTACAGAATCAACCTCAATAACATAAAATTTAAATTCACCACTAAGATGTGAAACTGATTCTATTGTAACCATACCATTTAATGATATAATAATCTCGCCGGGGTTATTAATTTTACAAGCTTCAACAATCTGGTCTTTATCGTTCACAAAAGTTTGTTTAGAATAAACAATCATATCATTACTATCAACCATATCTGCGGTAAGATGAACTAAACAAGCTTCATTCATTTTTAATTCTTGAATATTAATTATACTACTTTGCAATTCTTCGCCCTTATAAAAACCAGCAACTTTAAAACTGTTATCAATCTGACCTGCTTTAAAAGCATCGTGTAATGTGTTGATTCTAAGCACTCCGTGTGAAGTGAATACATCAACATCTTCATGTAAAATAAAATACTTGTTTGTCATTTTTTAATTTCTCCTCATTTATACTTATATTAATTTGAATTTAGATGATATTTTTGTTCCCATATTAATAAATGCTCCATTATTATTTGTTTTTATTTCAGTTGGAATATCCCATTTTAGAGCATTATAAAATATAGATATTGGTTTAATTATTAATCTTTCTCTCATTCTATCATAATCAATTACTATTTTATCTGATATATAATTCCAATCTCTGTCTGTATCCGGAATAGAAATAACATATTCTTTATTTAAATTTAACTCCTGCTTATCCCAACTTTTAACATATATATATTTAACTTTACCAACAGTAATTTTATTTAAATCAGAAGGTGTATAATAATCATTCCAAATTTTTGCTCCTCTTATATGTACTGGTAAATTTTCATATGAATCCATATCATTAACTGATATAGGTAAAGCTATATCTCTTATAGAATAATCTTCTTTTATCTTTCTACATTCTTCTACTATCAATTGATTAACTTCATTATTATCTGCAAATGATAGTATTTTTTCTAATACATTTTCTAAGAATGGTTTTAGTACCTTAGGTGTACTACTTCTTCTGAGTGATATTCCAGTTGATTTCATTTTTTCATATGGCACACCTTCTTTAAATACCATATTAATAACATAATTTTTCTTTGCTACGAACAATCCAGCATTAGCTAACCATTCATTTTTAATCATTAGAAAATTATTAGTTTTAGTTACTTTATATTTATAGAATACATTTTTAATAATATTATAAATAGATTCGTTGACATGTTCTTGACATAGCTTACTATAATTAGCTATATCTGCTAATACTTTTGGATCTCTTTCTGTAGGTAAAATTGAATTATTTATAATACCATCTAATGTAAATATAATACTATCAGTATCATTCGTAATAACATAATCTTTATTCATAGTACCAGCCAGATTATTAGCGTATTCATTCATAATATAGGTTGATGATCTAATAATTACCTGACCAGCTGTAGTGATACTTTCTGCTAATCTTAAATCATATAGTCTAAATCTTTCATTGGCTGTTACTCCATAAACCGAGTTGTTCAAAACTTTAACTGCTCTTTGATTCATGTCTAATACTTCAGCTTCTTCTTCTTTTTTATCAGCTAAAGCCTGCAACATTTTCTTTTTATATTTCTCTCTACTTGTCATAATATCAGCAATCACATCAGCTATAATTGCATCAGACTTATTTTGATCTATAACTACACCATTTGGCATAAATACATAATTATTTTCTTTCAGCCATTTCGAAAATTCATTTATACCATTAAATATATCTGGATGATTCATATCATGATATAATATGCTATACATTGGCTTTAAAATCAAGTCTTCTCCGAAAGTTGATATATCTTTATTTTTATTTAATGTTGATTTATTTTCTGTTATTTCTATTATATCTTTACTAGGTGTTAGATACTTAGGTAATATTTCATTAGCTACATAATTTAAGTCATTAATATTCAATGACTTAGCAAGTGAATATAATACAATTAATTGTGTAAGTTTAGGGTCAATATCACACACTATAGTTTCATTTGATAGTTTAAAAGTCTTGACAATACTAGGATATAGTGATTTGAAATCTAGATCAGCAATCCATTTAAATAATCCAGTTTGAGGACTCTTAACATAAGCACCAAGAAATTTAGTTTTATTGATATGTTTTGGTTTAGATGGCAGTATATAATTCCAGTTACCACTATTTCTTCTTCTTACTGCTTCCATAACAAACATATTATCAATAGTTCTGGTTTCAAAGAATATATCCTGATAATCTGTTTTAACAATATTTCTTATAGCTAGTGCCAAATCTATAAATTTAACTTTATTTTCCAGTAATACCATAAGTCTAACGTCTTGAATATTATACTTACAAAACGTAATAAAATCATTATCATACATAGATGCTACATCATTTACTTCTTCATTCTCAGATACTATTTTTGTTTCACCTAGTTCTTCTGTTGTTATAGCTTTAAGTGAATAAGACGGTTTCTGAGTTTCACAATTTTTTTTATATAATGACAGCATGTCTATCACATCAATACCGGGAATCAATGTGTCCATATCTAAATCTATTCCATCATATAGTGCTTTTTTAACCTTACTACTAACTGTCTTAAAGGGTGATATCATTTTTAATCCATCAAAATCAAAATAGTCATATATTTTTCTTACAATATAAGGAATGTCAAATTTACTGTTCCAAGCTGTGATTATATCGGGCACTTCTGTAGAAATAAACTGCATAAAACTATTAAGTAATGTTTTAGGATCCTTAAATAACTTTAGTTCTACATCACCATAATCACTTGTTGCTTCTTTAATTAGTTGAGTCGTTTCGATATTTGATTTATCCCAATTATCTGGTATCAATATCCAAGAATAAAATTGACTTGTATACGTATCAAATATAGTGATAGCATTTATTTCTGAATTGTTGTTTTGAAATGAAGGGAATTTACCATCTAATACATAAGTTTCAATGTCAAGTAGATATATTCTAGGCTTGATATCATTAGGAAATTCAACATCAGCAAATGAATCACAGATAAATCTTTGTTCTGGTGATACATCAGCTTCCCCTGTAGTTAGTCTACCATTATATAGATCATAAGCGTCTCTAGGATTAATATATATCTTAATAAGTTTTTCATTAGTAGTTAGTAGTCTATATTCTTCACTGTCAGTATTTCCGTATGTTCGATAAGATGGTGAAATATAGATATAGTAATCAAAAGGAATTTCTGTTTTATTTAGTCTGGTTGTCTTGCCATCACGATAATACATTATAATATTCTTACTATAATTATTGTATTTAAATTTAGTTGGAAGAAAACTTATTTTTTTCATATTATACCTCGGTCAAATTTGATTGTTATACTATTATAACACACTATTTACTATTTGTCAACTGCTAAATAATTAACTCCCCACTATATTTATTTAAGCGGGGAGTTAATATAATATTAATTTTTAAAGTATTTATGTTATAATGAGTTAATTAATGCATGCAATTCTTCTTCTGTCAAAGTTATTCCCTTCCTCATTTTATCATGTTCAGGTGACCATTCTCTGATATCATATTTCGGTTCTGCATTATTCCAACTAACCAAATTTAATTCTTTTGTCCACCCACTTTTGTTAGTTGATAATATAGCTATGTTTTTTATAATTTTAAAATTAATTTCACTCATAATATATCCTTTCATATCAAATAAATATATCCTTTCATATAATTGTCTTTGTGAATTGTCCTAAAAAGTTATATATTCATCCATAATTGACTTCAACGATGCTATCTGTGTATAATCTTTATAGTTGTATCCTTCATTCCAAGTTAATATATACCAACCTGCGTCTGAATATTCATCACTATCATCATCCAAATTATTACTCATAGCATAAGCATATAATATATCAAATTCTTCTTTGTTATTTATCCAATATGCTGTAGCTGAGATACAACCTAAAATTGATAAATCATTTAATTGTATACATACAATATTTTTAATTAGTTCTTTAGCTTTCAGACCCTTTTCATAATTATGACATTTCAGAAAATCATAAAATCTAGTACCATCCTCAGCTATAAACACTTCTGTTATTTCAATTTTAGCTGGTATTTCTTTTGTAGTTCGTTCTATTTTCATTTTTTAATCTGATGTTTCTATTTTATATGGAATTTCTTCTGTGTCTTCTGTGTCAGGAATAACTAGTTCTGCTGATACTTTTGTTGATGTTTCTGTGTTATCTTTAGTGTAATACTTCTTAGATTCTTCATATAATTCAACTGTTCTTTGAGAATGTTCATCTTTACTGATAATTCCTTTCTCAACTAGAATATCAAGTAAAGCCTCTAATCTCAAAAACCCAGTAAAAGAAGAACTCTCCAAATTCATTAATCTGTTATCAAAATCTTTCTGTAACTTATTATTAAATCTAGGCACACCTTTTGATTTATTTCCCATATTTTCATTTCTCCTTATTTATTATTTTTAATTTTTTTAATTATGTAATTTTCAATTAAATCATTTTTATTTGTTTTATTTAAAAAAGAAGCTATGTCTTCTAATGAATCAAATACATTTGCTCCATTATTTTTTACCATTTCTTTAACTTGTTTCAATGATTTAATTTGTGTTTCAGAAAAACTACTTCCATTATCTTCATCTAATACACATAAAATAGTTTTTTCTGGCCTCTTATTGCTATCATCTACTACTTCAGCAATTGAATACACACCTGTCATTTTAGGTGTAATTGTATATAAACAATAATCACATGATTCTCTTTGTCTAATTTCTTCGTCTTGACATTCTGGTGTCCAATCATCTACAACAGGATTAAAATAATCAATTTTCAATAACGAAATTAATTTATCTCTCCATGTTGAATTATTACATGTACCACCTAAAAACACTTTAGTTTTAGCCATTTAATATTCAAATCCTTTCAACTTATTCAGTTATAGACTGCAATCACCGGCAGGGTGAATAGCCACAATTTATACATGTCTGACACCCACTTACCATAATCATAGTTTTACCACACTCAGGGCAAATATTACTATGAATCAATTCAATATCATCTGTTTCCTTAATATCATCCTTCTTACGTTGTACAATTGTATTAGATAATGTAGCAGAATATTCGTTTAAATCAGCAAGCATCTTAGCTGTAGCATCAGGGATACTCTTAACATAAACTTCTTTGCCATCAATAGTATCATATATCCAAAGTTCTGACCCACTGATATTACTAATAGTTTTAATAATATCATTAATATCAACATTTGCTCTCAAAGCTAAACTAATAACTCTACTCATAGCTTCTGTAACCGATTTACTTACACTACCAGACTTACCAGCAGATATAAATGTTTCAAATATTTTATTGTTATCATCAAAATTAGCTGTAACATATATACTACCGTAAGGACTATCTGATTTTGTTGTTAAACCTTTCATTATCTTAGGTCTTACTCTGATACTGTTATAATTATCATCCTTAATATTAGTAGCAATTTTTTCTTCGTTAGTAATAATATTCTGTACTTCTTGTTTTACAGATATAGTAATACCTTTTATTTTATTATCATAACAATAATCATATATTTTTTTAACGTCTTCAACTGTGGCATCGTTAGGAAGATTCACAGTATTATGTGATACAACGCCTGAAATTAAATATGAATGAGTATCTTCTACTTCAATATCAAATATGTTGTTTTCCGAATACTCTATATTTTTAATGCGTAGATAATAATTTGAATCATCATAATTGATATTCTCATTAATTAAAGAGTCTTCTCTGACATACTTGCTATTTTTTATTGATCTTAGTCTGTTATATCTAACTTCATTATCTTTAGCAAAACCAACGAATGGCTGTAATTGATTATGATATTCAGGTAAAACTTTAATCATTTTATATTTTCTCTTATTGTTAGTTATAATTTGTTTATGAGATTCTATAGAGTTAATTGTGTTTTTATCATCATATATTAATCTTACACTATATGTATATTTATCTGTTGAACAAACTCTTTTTTTACCCATTGTAACATATAAGCCTAAACCTCTACACATAGCATATATATTATCTCTAATATTTTTAGCGTATCCTTCAAATAAAACTAAATACTTAACATTATTTTTTGATTTTGCAACATAACCATCGAGAGTACATCCTTCAATAAACGCTATCTGTTCACTTTTTGATCCATGTAATATTTGGTCAGGAACAAATTTATTATTACACCCCGAACCAATTAATGCATAGACCCATAAAGCTAACGTTTTATTATTAATAACAATATTAACTAGATAATTATTAGTTCTTTTATCTTGCAAGATATGTGGTTCTATTCCAAAAAGTTCTTTAGTTAATTCAATATATTCTTCAGTTACCTTTTTATTTCCAGATGTTAATCCAATTCTCCAAGGAATTATATTTGTTGTAGAACCATCGGCAACTATCATACCTAACCATTTAGCTAATTTTTCTGTCATATATTTAGGCAGATTTACAGACTTTTGACTACCATATAATTCTATTTCTTCAAAAGGTATCTCTTTATTTCCTTCGTATTTATCAGAATAATCACAATCTCTAAACTCAATAACATCATTCATGGTAATATCTGATGCTTTTTTCCATCCATCTGAAGTCATTAATTTATGATTTTCTGAACACTCCAAAACAAATCCATTATCTAGATGTATTTTAATTGTTTTATTTTTACCCCCACAATAATGAGATAATACCTTTTTCCAATCACCATTTAAATCACGAACATATATATCTTTATCAGATATATCAGTAAAAGTGTCTGGTGTTCTGTTTATACTAAAATCTTCAATATTATATATACCTTTATTTGTTTGTATTTTAGTACCTTCGGCTACGCATTTGGATATGCCTGAATCTATCCACTTAGCGAATTCAGCAACACATTCAACATGTTCTCTCACACTTAATTCACTGGCACAAGGTAATATCCCTGCTTGTTTATTTTCTTCATTATACAATTTATGATAAAATTTCATATCTTGCTT